CGTGTAGGCAACCTCTAAGGGCGATACTTAATTGCGCGAATAATGTCTTGAAATGACCACAGATGAACACCGCCTCCTGCAAGCACTATGCCGCGAGGACTTCAATACGTTCTGTTCCAAGGCGTTTAGTATATTAGAGCCGGGTACACAGTTTGAGTACAATTGGCATATTGGCCTTATATCCGAACACCTCCAAGCCGTACATGATGGCGAAATACAATGGCTAATCATTAACGAGCCGCCACGCTGCCTTAAATCCGTACAGGTAGGCCAGATATTCCCAGCATGGGAGATAGGCAAGGAACCGCATCACCAGCTCATTGGCGCGTCTTATGCTCACTCACTGGCAGAGCGTAATGTTATGAAGACACGGCAATTGATCCAGTCCGAGTTTTACCGCGATCTATTCCCGAATGTTCATCTATCCGACGATATGAATAAAAAAGATTACTTCACCACCACGCAGAACGGGCAGTACAAGGGAACGGGCATTGGCGGTACGATTACTGGCTTTGGTTGTTTTGTTGGAGAAACAAAAGTAATAACCGATTGTGGTGTAATGGAAATATCTGGCATCAAGGTTGGTATTAATGCGAACCATTGCTTGTCATTCAATCATCAATCTAATATATTGGAATGGAAGGAAATAGAAGCTTCCCGAACAATATTGAGAGATGATATTTATGAAGTCACCACCCGATCAGGTAATAAGTTTAGATGCACAGGAAACCATCCAATCTATATCAATGGAATTGGTTACGTCGAAGCGAAAGACATTAAGCAGGGACAGGTATTGGTCAAAGCTTACTCCAGCAGCAATGGTGGACTTGGTTTGCAATTACTGCAAAACGCCGTTTCAGAGGATAGGTTACGAACACGCAAAACAAGCAAGAAGGGGGGCAACCAAGTACTGGTGCAGTCAAAAATGCTGTTTAACGGAAAGAAACAAATCAGATATTTCGGTAAAGTCTTGCGAAAGATGCGGGGCAGATTACAAGCCGGGGGAGAGAAGAAATTACAACACGCGGTTTTGCAGCAAGAAATGCGGGCGAGCGTCACAAAAGAAGTTGGTGGAAAAAGTCTGCCCGGAATGTTTCGAGAGGTTTGTTCCGAAAAGCACAAGGACCGCTTGCTGTTCAAGGAAGTGTGCGGACAATATGCACTCAAGGCGGATGACGGGTGCAGGGAACTCAAAGTACAAGGACGGGACATCCTATGCCAAGAAATTCAAGGAAGCGCGACTAATTGTATTAGAGCGGGACAATCATTCCTGCGTGGCGTGTGGCAAGGTTGGACGCAAGGTAAGGGTAAATCATCCAACAAACAAGGTCAGAACGAACTTAACTGTTCACCATATAGACGAGAAACCTTGGAACAACGACATACTAAATTTAGTGACCTTGTGCGTGAGTTGCCATATTTCTCATCACAAGAAGATACCGTTGTTATGGTTGAGCGAGTACACATTGGAAAAGTCCCAGTCTATGACTTGCAGGTAAAAGATAATAATAACTTCTTTGCGGAGGGTATTCTTGTCCATAACTGCAAAACCCTTTTAATTGATGACCCGATCAACCCGAAGGAAGCGGTATCGGATACTATCAGGGTGTCTGCTATTAACGAAATCCGGTCCACGTTGTTCTCGCGCTTTAACAAGTATTCCGAGGGGCGGATGGTTATGATTATGCAAAGGCTCCATGACGCTGACCCGACTGGCGACCTGTTAGCTGATGGCGGGTATTTCCACCTAAAGTTGCCAGCCTATGCGTCCAAAGCCTATTCATACTCATTGCATGGCAAGACGTGGAGCGTTGAGGAAGGGGAGTATTTAACCCCTAGATTAGACAAAGCTTCATTAGACAAGCTGCGTACTGACCTTGGCGAATATCACTTTGCAGGACAGTATATGCAAGAGCCTGTCCCCGTTGGCGGCGGGGAGATTAAGCCTGAATGGTTCCAGTACTATTCTCAAGGTGGGATTAAGCCAAAAGAGATGAACATCGTTATACTGGTTGATCCGTCTGGTGGTGAGGATACAAACAAGAGACGCAAGAAACTATCCGACTTTACCGTTATGAAGGTCATTGGGCTTGCCCCTGATAACAACCGTTATGTACTTGACATAGTTAGGGATAGACTAAACCCGACTGACCGGATTGACACGCTATTCATGCTGCATCGCAAGTGGAATGAGGCTACGGGGCGTCCGCCCAAAGTTGGATATGAAAAGTATTCCATGCAATCCGATATACATTACATTAAGGAAAAGCAACGGCAAGATGCTTATAACTTTCCTTTAATCGAGCTTGGCGGATCAATGAATAAGGAAGACCGCATACGCCGCATGATACCGGATGCACAGAACGGGCGTTGGTATTTGCCAGCATCCCTGATTTACATTGATCAGGACGGACGGCGGTTCGATCTGGTACAGGAGTTTCTTAAATCCGAAGTTGCCACCTTCCCCCGTTCCCGTTTCGATGATATGCTGGATTGCATGACCCGCGTGTATGATGCTGATTTGTCCTTGGTTTTCCCGAAACAAAAGAGTAGTATGGTCGCAAAAGCCATGCGCGGTAGCGGCGCGTCTGAATCGTGGGAAGAGTTTTAATTGCAATCTGACATTAAAATAGCAGCGTTACTAAAGAAACAGCGCGACACGTCGAAGCGTTATCTAGGCGCACAATACGACAATACGGAATCCTGCCAAGCCTATTACAATGGCTCACCCCAATCTATTACAGACCGTATCCAATTCTCCGACACGATGGGTAAACGCCGCAGAGCCATGGTGAACTTCAATAAAGTTCAGGAGAATGTGGACGTGGTTGCTGGCTTTATGGCACAGAACCGCAGACAGGCTAAATATATTGCCCGACTGGATGCCGAGGAAGGTCAGGAGATTTATTCCAAGTATATGAACGCTCTTTATGACTTCCATAGAGAGAACCAGAACGCCGATCAGGTTGAGTCCGAGCAGGATTTAGATATGTTAGTCGGTGGATATGGGGCGACTGAAACGGATTTGTCCTATCTGGTTGGCAATGCAACGACTGATCCGAATGGCGAGATTATCAAGGTAAAGCTTGATCCGCGTTGTATAGGATGGGACCCGAAGTGCAAGGATAAGAACTTGCTAGGTTCGCGCTGGGCGTTATATTGGGATGATTACGATTTAGACGATGCACTAAGCCTGTTCCAAGGCTCCAAGGCTGACGACTTTGAAGTAACTGATGTCGAGGACATGGATCAGGCAGGTTATCAATATAACCCTTATGGCGGTTTATACGACAAGATACGTGCAGCCGATACGGTTGAATGGACCTCCAAAGACGATAACATGGTCCGTGTTTATAACCATCAGTGGTTTGAATACGAAACGTTCTATAAAGCCGATAACCCGTTATATCAATCCGTCGAGCAGATGGACGCTATGTATATATTAGCACGTCTTGATGTGATCAAAGGCCAGATTGAGAATGAAGGACAGGAAGATTTAGAAGTCGAGGATATGTTTACCTTCGACCCGAAAGCCGAAGTGTTAATCTTTGACGAGAAAACCAAAGGCATATTGGTTAAAGAATTCGGGGACATGATTAAGCCTGTTGGGTTTAAGAAGAAATGTTTCTACACGGCTGTATATTCCGGTGAGCATATATTCTCTAAGTTTAAATCCATTTCTCAACAGGGTTTCTCGATCAAGTTCAAGACCGGAGCCTATGACGAGACGAATAAAATCTGGGTAGGCATGGTTAATTCCATGATGGAGCCACAGAAGTATTATAACAAAGCCCTGACTGAACTCATGTTTACAATCGCCGCCAATTCCAAAGGCGGGGTTATGGTTGAGGAGGATGCAGTCGAGGATATTAGCGATTTTGAATCCAAGTGGGCAAAGACTGACAGTGTTATTAAAGTTAATTCCGGTGCTATATCCGGTCAGAAGATTATGCAGAAAGCTCAGGGCGCGGTTCCAACTGGCCTTGAGAATATCATCACATTAAGCGCACAGGGCATTTCAAGCGCGGGTGTCGATCCATCCTTCATGGGTAATATCGACAAACAGGATATGTCGGGAATTCTGTATAAACGCCGTATTCGTCAGGTTATCAGCAAGATGGCGAAATACTTTGATTCCATCACGTTATACCAGAAGGAAGATGCGCGTTTGCATGGGGATTTAATCCCTGTATGGGTTGAGAATAACAATGGTCAATGGGTGCGGATTACTGGCGAAGACCAGAAAGACCAGTTTATTCAGGTATCCGAGGATAAAATGGCGGCTGAATATGATGTGTCTATTCAAGAGGCAAGCCAAACACCAGAGGATAAGCAAGAAACCGCCGCCTTTATCGGTACTGTTGCCGACAAGGTAATGATGACAGACCCCGCTACAGGCAAGAGCATGTATGCAGAGGTATTTGCGCTTATGGGATTGGATGGGGATATTAAAAACCGCCTTACCAAGCTATTGCAGCCACAGCAAGACACGGTTCCTATGGATCAATTCCAGCAATTACAGGCACAGCTACAAGAGGCGCAATCGGCCCTTACACAGGCGCAGGTTGCCAAACTTGCTGCTGATACCGCACTCGCACAGGCCAAGGCACAGACAGAGGCCGCCAATACAGCGGAGAAGCTTGAAAACGCTGCAAATAAAGGTTTAGAGAACGATCTCATACGTTCCGGTAATTATGAGAAAGCTACCGTTTCAATCTAGGAGAGTAAAAAATGGAAATACTAAAAGAACTTGAGGAAGACAAGGCGCGTCTTGCTGAAATGCTTAAAGAGGGCATTGAAGAAGAAACGCCGGAAGAAGATGTTGTTGAGGAAAAGACCGAAGAGGTTGTTGAAGAAGAACCAGAGGTTAAGGAAGAACCTAAACCCGAAGTTAAAGAAGAGCTTGACGATGCTGGTCATGCAAGGCTTAGACGGGAACGCGCTGCCGAAAAGAAACGGGCCGATGAGCTTGAAGCTGAAAACCAGCGGTTAAGGAATCCCCCCAAAGAAGATGATGGCGAAGAAGTTAATCCTATCATTGCCAAGGTTTATAACCGTATCCAGTATGAAGAGGCTGGTCGTGAGTTTGCCAGCAGGGAAGAACAATTCAAACAAAACGCCCCTGCTGACTTTGAGGACGTGGCTAATCAATACAAAGCCGCCGTATATCATAAGATACGCATAGACAATCCAGACCTATCACATGCTGATTTATTAGAAGCCACTAATAAGGACTTGCTAATGAAAGCTAGTAACTACCTTAACGAAGGCTTCAATCCCATTGAGGAAATGTACCACGCTGCCAAGAAACTTGGCTTTAAGGCTATTCCTAAAGAAGAGCCGAAGCCAGAGCCGGAAGAAAAGAAAGACCTTAAACCCGATCTATCGAAGGTCGCTGCCAACCGCGCACGAAACGCTGGAACGGCAGGGGCCGCTGCATCCGGTTCAGGCGGTGGACAATTAACTGCGGCTGTTGCTGCGGATATGCCAGCAAAAGATTGGGCTAAACTTTCTCCTGAACAGAAAAAAGCCGTGTTCAACACGCTAAGATAATATTTGATTATTCATGGGACTTGGGGCATAATTCCCCAAGGTAACCTAAAAGGTTTCGTCCACCTTAACGGACAGGCCCCTGTTAGGCTTTAAATGACAGCGCACCGCATCGACAAGCGGCACTGCAAAACGTCTCGTCCACGGTAACGGACAGAGGGTGCAACACCCTTTAAAAATCCTTGTCGCAGTTGAAAATACTAATCATTCAACACACAGACAAAGGATATTCCTTATGGCATCAACAGGTATGCTCACAGCAAACGCACTTACGCGCAAGCTATGGGGCACAGAAGATTGGGTTAATCCCGGTCAACGTGTGGCTTTCGGTCACATGTACTCACGCGGCGCGGTTCACTATGCCTCCGAATTCGAAGGTCAAAAAGCTCGCGGCGATCAAATCACTTACGACTACACAGGCAAACTTACTGGTATTCCTATCGGTGAGGGCGGTACGCTTGACGGTAACGAAGAAGCCTTGGACCTCGGTTCATTCACAATGGCTATCAACGTAACCCGTATTGGCGTTCTTAACCCTAACGACGACACCATTGAGCAGCAACGTACACTGGTTGACTTCCCTGAAAAAACACGGAAAGTCATTCCAAACCGTCACTTTGAACTGTTTGATACAGCTACTTTCTACCAGCTTGCGGGTGCAAACCCTACCTCGTTTACTCTTAACGGTACAACTTGGTCCGGTACAAACAAACTGTTCGTTCAGGGTCACAACACCCCTGTAGCTCCTTCCACCAACCGCATTATCCGCGCTGGTGCTGCCGCTACCGATCAGGCTTTGACATCGGCTAACACGATGACACTTGACCTGATTGATTACGCTTTGGAGAAAATCGACAACTCCGATCAGCCTGTTAAACGCTTTGCGGATGACACACTTGATCTGTATGTCTCCCCAGAGCAATTGGTTGACCTGAAACAGGATACGACTGGTAAAATCCAATGGTTCAACATCGAACTTGCCAAGATTACTGGCGGCAAGAAAGATGAACTGGTTGGTTCCAGCATGTTCGACACAATGCCAGCTTTGGGCCAATACGCAGGGGTTAATATTTACTCTGCACCGCGTGTAGCCTACGGCCAGCGTTCCGATACATCGGCAGTTATCACAACTGTCCGCCGTGCGGTTCTTGTCGGTCAGGATGCCTTGACTTACGCTTCCCCATTCGGAAAACCAACAGAGAAATCTGCTCTGAAATACTTCGATCAGCTTAAAGATTACGGTTATTTCAAAGGTCTTGAAGGTCGTATGCTTTACGGCTTGAAAAAGACGGTTGCATCGAACTCGGAAGATGTCGGTGTCATGGTTATTTCCACCTACGCAGCAGCACACTCATAAGGAGATAAATTATGACTACACCTTCAATCGTACCAACCAATCGTACCGGAACGTACCGCGATTATCTGCAGACTAAAGTAGATAAATCCGGTGCAGCGCGTATAGAAGCGACAAGCGTTTCCGTACCTTCCGGCACAACCACAACAACCGTTGTTGGACTCATTCCATTCAACAAAGGTTTCCGCATGTCCGTTGGTGGCACACAGCTTGCTGTCGGCGCACTTGGAACATCGGTGACCATTGATATTGGATATGTTTACAGCGATAACACCACTTACACGAATGACCCTGACGCATTCGCTTCCGGCTTGACGGTTGCGGCTGCTGGCGGCTTGATTGTGTTTGACGAATCTGTTGGCCTTGGCGCATTTACTGCCGAAGCTGACGGATGGGTCGTGGCTGTTATCGGTGGCACAACCACAGGAACGACAGGCTCTATCTTCGGACAGATTTCCGGAGTGTATGACGGTCTTTCCGCTACGTCCAACAGGTAATAAAGATGGCGACATTCGGTGACATTCAGACAAAGGTATCAAAGCGGCTCCTAGACGCTAATAATACTGCTGTTTCGTTGCCGGATGTTGCCGCCGCTATCAATGATACGGTCAAGTATTGGAAGTTCAGACGGTTCTGGTTTAATGAGACTGTCTTTACTTCTAATATGACTGCTCAGAATTCAGCTTTTCCTTTTCCATCAGATTTCCTTGTCCCTTATTCACAGGACGATGGTGTACAGATTGTTTACGGGAACACACGCTATTCCCTACTCAAGATTTCCTCTCAAGCATATGATAATATGTTTTTAACCAATGGTTATGGCTTGCCTCGCGTGTATGCGCGTGTTGGCGGTCAGTATGTAGCCTATCCAATTCCAAATACTGATTATTCTTATCGCGTGGATTACCTTAAAGACTATGCTGATATGACGGTTGTCGGGGATTCAAACGATTTCACCATCTATGCGGAACGGCTGATTACTCTCTGGACGCTTGCTGATTTAAGCGCGGAGTTTCGCCAAGACGATAAGATGGAAACATATTACAGGGCGAGAGCTAATGACGAGTACCGCCAGTTACAGGTTATGTCGGATAAATCAAATTCATCAGGCAGACTAGGTTTAGAAACATCACTACTTTTATAAGGAGACTACCATGACTAACGAAACACTAGGCGGAATGAACCGCATTTTTAAAGGACGTTCCGGTACTTGGATTTGTAACGGTGTTACACCAGTGACCGTAGCTAACCCGCTTATCACAGCTAACTCGGTTGTTGTGACCACGATCAAAACTGTCGGCGGTACGGTTTCTGCTGGTATGCCTAACGTGAAGACCATCACTCCGGGGACTGGTTTTACTATTGCGGGTGCAGCTTCAGATACATCGACATATACGTATTTGATTATTGGCTAGGCATCTCATGCTTAGTCCAACCCATATAGGATGTTTTTAATCCTTTATTAACAAGGCTTATTGATCTACGATGGAGATTATATTGCTTACAAAGTTTGCTAATGTTTTTTCCGATAATGATGTTTCCGCAAGGAGCGCGGAGACAAAATTCGGATTCAATAGAAGCAAGGCTTCTGCGATTTTTAGCAAACATATCTCTCATGTTGTCAGTATGGGTTCCGAGAAACAAATGGTCAGGGCGAACACAAGCAGGATTATCACAATGATGACAAACCTTCAAAGAATCCTCAAATGGTCCATAAGCCATTTCATAGGAAACTCTGTGAGCGTATTTTCTAATACGCTTTTGCCCGTCCATGCGTATAAGGATGGAGCCGTAAGAGCCACCACTGCTACCACGTTTTTCACCAATCCAATTCCAACAATCTTGCGTTTTGTTGACTTTGGACCAAAACTTAGCTTTAAATTCTTTAGAAAATTCCATCATGGTCACATATTATCGTATCAAAGAATGACCGTCAAGTTATTAGTGGGGGTGCGTTAAGTGTCTGTTTTAACACCAAATTATTCTTTTATATTGCCGGGGGTGAACGATCCTTCAGATATGGACCTTTGGGGTGGCTATCTGAATTCGAACTTATCAGCCCAAGACACGCTTATTAAAACGATTTCAGACCAAGCTAACCTTGCAAGCCCTGCAATCAATCCGCAAACATCGGATTATACTGTTCTGGTCGGTGACAAGAACAAGCTAATCACAATGGATGCAACGGGCGGAAATCGTACAGTCACGCTATTGGCTGCGGCAACTGCTGGTTCAGGGTTTCGGGTATCGGTTAAGAAGATTGATTCCACGGATAACACGGTAACGGTTGATGGAAATATATCTGAAACTATTGATGGTGAATTGAGTGTAATTTACACCGACCAATGGGACACGCAGACATATATCTGTAACGGAACCGCTTGGTTTATTATTGATGATTACACGCAAGAGGAAACCGCAAATCGTGGGTGCTATGCGTATCAGGTTGCAGGAACCAGCGTTCCAAGCGTAACGTGGACGGATATATCCTATGATACCGAATACTATGATGATTTCTCTTGGCATACAGGCTCCACATTCACGGTGGATTTTGACGGTTTTGTCGAGGTTGACGCCCAACTTGGATGGACCAGCAATAACCCGAATGGGGAAGCTTTCATGCGCGTGCTGAAAAATGGAACGCCAGTTGCCAGTGTTCGCCTTGGTTTTTCTGGTGATCTATCCGCTCCCGCCACCGATCAGGGATTGTGCCAGAAAATCCGCGTTGCCCCTGCCGATGTAATCAAAACACAGGCTTGGCGTAATGGCGGTGGCGGTACAACGGAACCTTCCCTAACCAGATGCGTAGTCACAAAGTTTAGAACGATATAATGAATGGCAAAAGTAGGCCAATTAATACCGATTGATACGAAGCCGGGGGTGCAACCTTCTACGGACCTAACCCCTAGTGCCACGCAACACTATACATTTGCTGATAAAATCAGATGGGTAAACGGTCAGGCGCAAAAAATAGGCGGCTGGCTTTCTCTTGAATTCGATTATAACGCTATGATCGACGGAGTGGCGCGTTCCCTCTATACCGAATTCATCAATGGTAAATATTATACCGTCATTGGCACAAATACGAAGCTATATAGCCTTATAGGTTCTAGACTGGATAACATCACTCCATTGCTTACAACCACGGAAGCGGCGGCAAATTCGCTTTCTACCCAATATAATACATTGGCAAACGACCCATTCGCAGCGGTGAATGGAAGCCCTGTAGTTACAGTTACCGACCCGCAAGCTGACAGGTTTGTGGCGGGTGATACGGTTTATTTCTCTGGCACGGTAGGTTTTGCGGGGATTCCAGCAGGAAATATTAACGGTGATAATATCGTCCGTTCCGTTGGCATAGGTTCCTACACCATCAATGTTGGCATAAATGCTAATGCCACTACATCAGGTGGCGGCGCTGTCGTGGTTCGCTCCTCTGGCTTGATTAACGTATCATCTGTTGCCCACGGTAATTCCAATGGTGACAGGGTAGGGATTACAGGAGCCGCCGATACAGGCGGTATTCTAGCTGCTGACATTAATAAACAATTTATCATCCGTAATGTTGCTACGGATTCTTTTGACGTTATGACGATAGGCAATGCAACGTCCCTTGTTACGGCTGGCGGCGGGGCTTCGACTGTTTATGCGGAAGAAATCCCAGATGGTCTGGTGAATGAAACCAACGCACAAGGTTATGGCGCGGGGTTATACGGTGCTGGGCTTTACGGCACGGCTTTAATCTCCACCACCTCACGCTCTTACCCGCGCATATGGTTTGATGACCGATATGGTGACACAATCATTATGACACCGGGCAACCAGACAGGGCTTTACCAATGGCAAGGAGGGGTTGAAACGGCTCCTGCACTGATTACCAACGCTCCAACGGCTATAAACTATGCTTTTGTGTCGGGGCTATGCCTTGGCGAATACGACCAAAAGCATTTTGCTCGTCGGCAGTTGCGGCTAATGGTGTGAAAGCATCTGTGTTTAGATTGCCAGCAACCTGATTGGCTTGGCCTAAGATGTTATTATATAGCCCTTGATAGGCTTGCGGCTGCGAGTAAAAACCAGAGGCAGGAACCTTGGTTGATTGTGCGCCTGTAAGTGAGCTGAAAAATCCCAAGAAAGCCTCCTAAAAACTTGAGAGGGCGACTCGTCGCCACTCTGCTGTTCCTGCATTGTCAATTAGTATATATAGAAATGACACGTCATAAGAAATGTCACCAACTCTATCTGTGTCGGTAACATCTGCGGCTCCTGTAGGAACCTTACTAGATTTACGCCCAGAAAGAAATGTATTTGTTAGGTTGTTGAAATCCTTAACATCATTTTTCCGCTCTTTTGCAATATACCGCAAAAGCCCGTCCGCATCCTCTAATCCGTTATAGCGTGGAAAGTCCTGCATTAGTTTGTTGCTCCTGAATTCGGGTCTTCAAACCATTGCCCCATGTTGAACGATTGCCCGATTTCCTCACCAGAAATAGTAAGTTGGAAAAACCGTCCGTTTGCCGTAACAGAGACGCGCTCGGTTGTCGGTGTTACCGTATAATTCTCGTTATACATGGTCACAGGGCTTTGCGGGTAAAGCCATAGCTTGACATTCGCATTGACGCTACCCTGCTGGATGGAATCGGGAATGATGTTTAGCTGGTTTCCTGTATTCGTACCATAAAACCGTCTATTCGTGGAAAGCGTCCACGGCATAGCTTCCCCATCGGCATCTGTCCCGAATTCATGCTTATAAAGCGTACCTGTATCAATTAATCGTGGATTTACCAGTTTGACATTGGGATATTCAGCCGCAGTCCGGTCAAAAGTGTCAATCATCCATGTATAATCAATGATATTTACCCTTGCAACACGGTCACATTCATTGCTTCCCGCGCTAGGATAATGGAACCAAACCTCATTAAAAAGCTTGTTATACCATGCGAAACACTTGGATTTCTGCCCCCAATTGATGTTATTGAAAACATACGCATGGCAAGTGGCCTGATATTGCGAATTAGCAGGAATTACCTCGACAGTTCCCCCTCGATACATGTAAAAGTTCTGCGATCCCATCCAGAAAGCCATACCTTTTACCGAGACACGCGCCATAGGGGCGATAATACCCACAGTTTCGTCAATTGGCGTGATTTCCCAGACCAAGGGAAGCCCGATATACCGGAATTTATAGGTTTTAAACTCGGTAAAGATTAAATTGTAGTCTTCCACAGGACAATGAGATACCAGCCGCCCTGCTCCTTCAATATCGTCGTCATAGACCTGATTTGTCGAGGATGAGGTCCATACGGTAATGTCTGTATTATCACTTGCGAATATACGGTTTTCAATTCCACCTGCGCCAAGCGTAACTATAATATTATCCGACACAAAAGCATAGTTTATAGCCGTTGGAGCGTTGGTAATCAGTGCAGGAGCCGTTTCAACCCCTCCTTGCCATTGGTAAAGCCCTGTCTGGTTGCCCGGTGTCAT